AAGTGGTATTTGGTACTGCTCCTGCAACGTTAGCTACAGGTATGGTGGATATAGAACCGCCTAAAGGTACAGACGTTCCTGTAATTGTGATTGCACTGTTTTGTAATTGTGCGTTAGTAACACCAGAAAGAGTACCGCCTAGTGTGAGGTTACCAGACGTTGTGACGTTACCTGTAAGCGTAATACCGTTGACAGTACCATTACCCTGTACTTGCGTTACAGTTCCGTTGGTTACAGTTCCAGTGATTACAGCTACAGTTTTTAACATCAGTCACCATCCCCTGGAGTTATATAAATAGTTGCCGTACTTGTTGTTGCATTTGCAGAAAAGTAAGCATTAGGTACAAACGTAATTATTTCGTCTGTTCCTGGTAGTAATGGCAAACAATTGTTTTGTGTAGACGTAGGAACTACAGCACCAGAGGTAGCCTGTGCAGAGGTCTGACCATAGCCAAGAATAACTACAACAGCACCGCTATTGATAACCCTGTACTGATTACCACCGAGCGTACTAGACGTTACTTGAACAGGCGTAGTAGCAGTAGTAGTTGCAGATATAACTACTGTGTTACCGCAAGGAGAGAATGGTGCTGATACTGACATTACTCACCTATTTTGGTTTGTAATGCCAATTGTGCTTGATATGCAGATATTACTTCTGGTGTCCACACAGCAGATGCAATAGCAGGAATAGGCGCAGGGTCTGATTGTGAGTCTGTATCACCAGGATGACGTACCCATCTGTGATAAGTGCGTGTAATCTCTACACCGTCTTTGGTTATTACTTCTGCTTGACGAATTTGGATAGTGCCGTTTTCTAGCACTTCTGTTTTGTCAATTACGTTTGTTGATGCGAGTGTCATTGTGACTCCTTAAAATGTTGCTTGATAAATCAATGAAAAATAAATAAATGTTGTTGTTCCTGCTATTGCACTTCCAGAGCTAAGATTTGTAGAGCTAGGGCCACAATTTGTAACAGAACTAACATTGCCTGAGCCATTTGTTGCACCACCAAGACCAACAATACCTGAACCAGTAGAAGTAAATGGTGTATTGGAAGAAATAAGACCAGCAGAAGATACCGCAATACTTGTAGACCCAGAAACATAACCCTGCAAATAAACCATTCTTCCTATTTTTGTGTAAACACCAGCAGAACTAAAAGAACCAACTACCGTTAATCCACTTCCTTGATTAGGAGTCCAAGTCCCTGTCTCATAGTCATTAAGCGTACTATTTGCAAGAGCACTACTGTTTGTAAATTGAATACCTTGACCAGACTGTGCAAAAGTAAGCGTGCCACTAGTATTTAGTGTCATTGCTGTGTTCCAAGTTATACTGGAATTTGCACTTGGCGTATTTGTGGATGTTTGCCAATAATGAGCGCCAAGATATTGATAGTATTGTGCGGCGGCAGAACTTGAATTTATAAATGTTGCCGCAGATGATGTAGGAGCTTCATAAACATTGGTGTTCAATGAAGTATAGTTAATGGTTGTTCGACCAATAAGATTTGTTGCTTGCCCTACAAATAAATTTCTGCTTGACGCATAAACAGAAGCACTAGGAGTAACTCCTATTCCTAAGTTGGTCCCATCAAATGCCAATACTGTAGGACTTGCCACCGCTACGTTACTGCTATTGATGTAAACCACACCGTTTGCAGTACCACCAGACAATCCGCTTATAGTTGTATTTGTAAGCGTGACGTTACCAAGAGAAGTAACCGTATTACCCAGACCAACACTTGTATTTCCTATGTATAGAGGCGTATTAAAATTAACATCCAACTGCGATAGCGGAATTGATGATGTTGCAGAACCAAAAACATTAGGTACACCAGACATATTAGAACCTCACTCTTAATTCGTGTTCAAACTCAAACGTATTTACTACAAACCCAGCACTATTGGAAGTCATGGTCAATCCCAAATACTTCCCGTATTGCTTGGCATCCGATTTATATAAGAAATATCCCACAGACAATAGCCACTGTATAACGGTATTACTGTTGTTCACCCATGATATTACCTGATTATTGTTATTTATCCAAGATATGCCTGTATCCGATAATTGCACAACTGTACTATTCCCTTGTTCAGAATCTACCGTTACATTCAACAACCCACCCTGCGACAAAGTAGCCTCTATAGCAAACTTCAACGCCTGTTTAGTTCGTATAGGGTCACCCATATCCTGTAAAGCAGTCTGTATGTAACTGCTAATACTATTGGTCGTATTTGAATACAACTGATATAAATTGTTGGAATTATCTATACCATAAAGGTTAATTTTACCGTTTAGGGGCGCAGATGTTATATAGGAAAGCGCATTTCCCTGGCTTGTAACAAACCATTTTTTCTCAAAAAATATGCACTGGATGTACCGAGAACCGCTTGGACCTATTGGGAAAGTGCTATTGACGTAGAAATTGAATACGGCACACAAAATGTTATTAATTAACACCTGTCCACCCGTTACAGGTCTTGTAAAGTCAATATAGGGAAAAATACCGTCTAAAGGGTCTGATATTTTGGTGGTTGTAGAACCTACAAGCGCATAAATGCCGTAGTCGTTCATAAAGAGAACACTGCGGAAATACGGAAATATAGCGTACAACCGTTTAGAACCTATAGAAGCAGATACGTTAGTATTAGTAAATACAGTTGCACCCGTATTTGTTACCTGTAAATTACTAAATACGTTGATACTGTCTTCACCAAAGATGTACAAGAAATTATTAGCAGACAACAGGGCAGTAATGTTGCTATCTAGTGTTGAATCTGTAAGTGTCAGTGCTACAGCAGACACAGAAGTAAAGTCTGTAGGAGAAACAGAGCTAGAAGCATAAACTGTACGCCCTTGCGCTACCCAAACACGCCCTGAAAACGTTGCTACATCTACTATAGGGTTTGTACTTACTACTGCTTGTATAACTGCACCGTTACCTGTTCCACCAACAACCGCAACAGACGGAGCAGAGGTGTACCCAGTTCCTCTGTTGGTCATAATTACTTCTGCCACTGTATTTCCGCTAATTACAGCCACCGCATTTGCCCCTGTACCGCCTCCACCAGAGATGGTTACCGCCAAATTACCGTAAGCACCGTACCCAGTACCCCCGTTTACTACGTAAATAGACACTGTACCTGTTGCAAATGTAGTTACTTCCGCAATTGCAGCAGCATTAGACCCACCACCACCAGAGAAAGTAACAGTGGCATTGGCATACCCACTACCTGCATTTGTAAGCGTAATACTATTAACAATACCGCTAGATAACGTTGCAGTGGCGTTTGCACCAGCTCCATTACCACCTGTGATTGTGACCGCAGGAGCAGTTAAGTAACCAGAACCAGGGTTGGTCACGGTTACCGCAACCACATTACCACTTTGTATGGTGGCGTAGGCAACAGCAGTGTTTCCACCTGTGACTTGGGGCGCACCTATAGTGACTGTAGGGACTGCCGTGTAGCCAGAGCCTACATTACCCACAACTATGCTTTGAACGCCTCCTGCACCCGTTGTAATTGTTGCAACAGCCGTTGCTTGCACACCATTGGCGTTGTTAGGGGCAGATATAGTTACGGTTGGTGCTGCCGTGTAGTTTTGACCTGGGTTTGTAATGCCAATTAAGCTCACAGAACCTACAGAAATTAGACTTGTACCGTTCCAGTCAAACAAACCTTTGTTGGGGTCACCTATAAACAAGTCTGTATTTTGATACTGAGCTGTGGTGACGTTAGAGCTAGATAACGTACCCGCAGTAGCAACAGTGACTAAACTACTGGTGCTTAGGTTGTACGCTTCCATGCCTCCGTTAGATTCGGATGCTACAACGTACTGACCATTGATGTTTGCGTTTGTTAGAGAAACAACAGAGTTGGTAAAAACAACATTATTTCCTCCAATATTCTTAACATTATCAGGTCCAGAGACAATTTTAAGGTTGCCTGGTCCTATTGGCATTGCATTTTCTAGCCAATAAAACTCATCCTTATCAATAGCTGTGCGGTTAGCCTTGGTATCTACACCTTTAAAGTTTTTAATTACCGCATAGCTTTTCTTTTGCTCTGCTGATGCCATTCTTAACCTCCACTACTGTAGGGGTTGGGGATTCTTCTTGTGTAAGTAGAATTAAGAATGTTCAATACTTTTTTATTGTATTGTTGCTGGTATATCTCGGCTTCACCGTAAGATTGCTCGTAAAACTTAGCTTTGTAGGCTGCGTAATACTGCACTGCGGTACTCCAGGGGTCAAGAATAGTATCTTGCACATCAGGCGTACCTATAGACAAAGGTTGTGGCAATATAACCGTGTCTAATTCAATGTAGTAAGACTGGTCTGGGACTGGGGCAATGTATATTTGTTGTTGACCGTAGACGGAAAAACAAATTGGTCTGCCAATGTAATTCTGCCAATAACGGAGTTGGGAAGTGAAATCAGACCACGGCAAGTAGCGCATAGGGATGCGACTATTACCCCAGTAAAGATTAATGTTGAGAATGTCAACCGTATTAATTCCGTTAGGTAACGCTTGAAAAGGAATAATCTCTGCATTTTGAACATATAACAAAGTTGCCGTACCATCCGCAAATGTGGTGGTAGGAGGAAAAATGTTTGTACCTGTTGGATACGCTGGTGCAGCAGTGCCAGATGTACCGTTTGTTTGATACTGATAAATGTAAATATTGCTGAACACATACTGACCTGCGGTAACGGCTGTACTAGCCACCCAAGGCGTAGCAGGTGTTGTATTTGTGTTTGTGCTTAGGTAGGGATTAGAAGACGCTATGGGAGTAGATGTGTTTTGAACTGTACGCAAACACCCCGTATCCCTGACTAATTGTGAACGAGACTCGTTAATGTATCCTGTTAACTGAGCTTGAGTCCAAAAATTATTGTTGGCATCATGCAGCAGATATTCAACTTGTGTGAGATAGTTGTTGAGCGTCGGCATGAAACATCCATAGTTAAGCTACCCGCTTTTGGAAGGATTTTCCCCCCACGCCTTTCTCAAGACGCAAGGGTACTACGCCTACAGCCGAGGGTAACGAGCTGTCTTTTATAGGCTTTTCAGTTGTTATCTCAAACTGGTCTAGCTTTTTTAAACTTTCTTCTAGTTCTGCATGAGTTTGAATCCAACCATGTCGAACCAAAATGTGTTCTCTGTCTTTAAGCGTGTAACCAAATAACTGCACAGCTCCAGCAAGAGGAATCTCTACAGGTACGTTCTTTACAAACTCATAGACAACACCGTCATAACCTATGGTTAATTCGATGTTGCCACGATTGGTTACAAATACCTTATCCATTAGAAACTAACAACATCACCATAAATTACGATGTTAACCAAGTTAGAGTTACCACTAGCTGTGTTAATGTTTACGTATAGTGCTTGTGTTGTTGCCCCTGAAACTGCCGTATTTGCTCCGTATGCACCTGCAATTGTCAAATCTTGATACTTACCAGAAGTGGTCAAGTTAGACAAAACTACGTTGGCTACCACTGCATTAGAGATGTTGCCATCACTGGATGTTGTAATAGATACGTTAGCAGAAGATACACTGCCCTGTGGATTGTTCACAGTGATTCTGCGAAGAATAACAGAGCCAGAAGAGTTAGCAGATGCACCTACAGTCAAACCACCTGACAACAAAGGAATGGTGATAACACCAGACCCTGTTGTAGCTAAGTTTGCTTGAGGAGCATAGCCAATACGACCATTCCCAAATGAATCCAGGTAATACTGACTGACTGAATCGGGATTAGCCATGTGTCCTCCTTAAACGTTGTTATATGTACCACTAACGTTCTGACCACCTTCAACTGTCAAAACTTGAACAGTAGTGTTGTAACCAGAAGAGTTAATAAATACGTTAACACCGTCAGAAACAACCACGCCACCTGTATTGTTTCCAATAAAAGGTCCAACAGCAGAAATGTTTCCTGTTGTTAAGTTGGTTGCAGAGGTCATGTTGATGGTCACGTTAGCAGTAGGAGGTACTAAGTACACACCTGCGGGAATAACGTTACCTGTGGTGGTTGCAGAAATGTTTGCAAACGTAAAATACGCACCAGGCGTGTTTGCCGTTGCATTTGCAAGGATAATTTTATTGAGTGCTAATGCCATTTGTCATTACTCCTTACAGT